TTTGAGGCCCAGTACGATCATAGAGATTAGGAGCACTAGCAGAGAATACGGTAGTATTGCTACCCAAAGTTTCAATTTTGTTAATAGCATCTTTAGTTTCTTGTTCTGTTTTACCTAAATCATCATAGAAAAATTCAACAATAGTTGAAGGATTCATGTACTTACGTCTAACTACCCATTCAGCATCTTCAATAAACTGGTTATCTGGGTCTTTATCGTAGTCAATATCTAATACGTTAACTACCTCATAATAAGGTTCGTTGTTTTCAATAGTTTTATATGAGTAAACTTCACCGGATACTAACCAATGGAAAAACTCTAAGTGAAATTTTTCTTGTAATTTACAATATTGGTGAATGTACTCTAATGAATGTTGGCCAAGTATAGCTCTTTTATCTCTGTATGAACTTGCAAACTCTTCTTGAACTGCTTCAGGTTTTGGTATTTCTTCAGTAGGCATACCAGTATCAACTCCTTGGGCATTAAGCTCATTTACAAATAGTTGTTCTAAGTTTTGTAATACTAATTTATTCTTTTCGTCTAATGCTTTGTTAGTAACATCATCATTAGTTACATATACATCAAAGTTTTTAGGCCTTTTAGCAAATTCACCCCAAAGTAAATCTACTTTAGGTTTAATAATAGGATAATTAACAACATCTGCCCAGTCACCTTCTAGTTTTTTACCAAAAGGCTCAGTAATTAAACGGTAGTCATCTATATCTATATGGCCATTGTAGTAGTCATACAGTTTTTTAAGTGCCCATTTGTGCTGAGTAGTAGCAAAGTAAGATCTGTTTATATAAGACCTCATGGTCTGCTTACCCCATTCAAAGTCATCTTTTATCTTCTCTGCATAACTAACAGTTTGTACAGGTATGTTTGCATTATATTTTATTGGTGCAGCCATTTTATTTTTAATTACAAATTTATTATAAAGTTTGAGTTATTCCAAACTTATGCTTTAAATCTACAAAAAAGGGATCATCGTAGATGTATTTTTGGTTTATATCTAGCTGTGGTTTTAAAAGTAACTCTTTTTTATACAACATTCCAACTAATAAAGCTGAATGTCTATCAAAGTTACCATCATAACTAAATTTAAGTATTTCTTCTAACAAGGGTATAGAATATATTTTATGTAAATTTAATTCGTATTCTCCATTGTCATTCTTTTCCCTAGGTGCTAATAACCAATCTCTAAAGTATTGTACAGCTTGTTTTTTAACTTCTATATTAGACATAGACACACCATAGTTCCTACCTAATTTACGTTTAGGGTTATCATTAGAGTCATACACAGTAAGTTCTTCTTCTAGTCTATGTATTAGTTTACTAGTCCTAGCATAAGACATAATGTTACCATCCCTATCATTTTCAAATACTATTTTAGCATTATAATATTCAGCTAACATAAACAACTGTCTATTAAAATCATCTTGGAATTTAGGTCTAGCTACATATTCAGCTACTATAATGTCGTAAGGTTTACTAAAGTTATTAATCCTTTTAAGCACGTATGCTGCACCTAATGAATCTCTTTTGGTTATTTCCTTAGCTTTGTCTTTATCTATTGCATATGGATCCACACAGATGTAATATAAGTCTTTAGGTACAACTCTATCTAATACAAATGGTGGTTGGTATTGTATAACACAACCTTCACCATCAACATCCGGTTTATATGGAAAGTTAAGAATAGGTTTAAAATCAGTAGATGGATTAAAACTAACTTTACCTATTTCATTCTGAGATAAATAACCTGTTATACCTATTGTAGATAAACTCCTATCTCCTTTAATCCTACTTATCTGTCTATTAATCTCAGCTTTAGGGTATATGTTGGTACCTACTTTTAACATAGCTTCAGATGGTTTAAGAGGATTCTCACAAATCATCTTATCTACTATGTTTATATCTTTACTTGTTCTTCTAAGGTGTTCACGTTCAGCTTGTATAGCTGTTTCAGATTCTACATTTAATGATATACCTTGGTCAGTTATAAAACCTAATTTAGAATAACTGTCTGGTAAAAAGTAACCTATTTGTGTAGTGCTACCTTCATCATACATATTATCGTATGCTAAAAACCCATATGTTTCCGGGTCATAAAACATTTCTTCAAAGTCAACCATACCACCAGTAAAGTCACCACCAGTACCATATACAAATATTTGTCCTGATACTGCTGTACCTGATTCTACTGTAGGACGAGTAACTGTATAAGCAGCTTTTAGATTACTCATGGAACCTGCTTCTTCAAACAATATTACCCTAGCATCTTTACCCCTGGCTACATCTGGATTATTTAAAGTAGAGTATTGCATAATTCTAGACATAGAACCACCAATTAGTTTTCTACCATCCGGAGTTGTCTCTTCATAAGAAGCTTGTACTATTTCCCTAGGTTTATTTATATGCTGACGTTGCCTACTAAATCCTGTGTATCTGTTAAGAAAATCAAGATAACTTACAGCCATCCTCATAGTTTCCTCTGAGTATTTTTTATCTTCAGCTAATATCAACGAGTTAGATTGTTGATTACTAAAGGTATAAGTCCATGCACACTTAGCGGCATTCTTATATGAATAACCTCTTCTCCTAGGTTTAAGCACAATCATATGCAAACCAAGATCTTCAGCTTTTTTACATTCATTAAAGTAATACCAATCACTATCCCAAAAATCTGGAAATGTTACAGCTGTTTCTACTTTAGTTCTTTTGTTTACTAACTCAGTAGCATCGGTAATCTTCTTAGTAATCTTTAAACTAATTTGACAGAAGTTTAAATAGAAATAATGTTCTCCGGTAATCTTAACACCACCTACACTATAACCATGTTGGCAATAATGCTTTTGTAAACTCCAATAGTTTTTATATTCAATACTTCCTTTAGGAGCATCAATGTAAAATCCGGTACCGTGTTTACGTCTGGTATTTTCAAACCTTATTGCTTCAGGTCTAAACTCTTCAGTGTTTATATGTTTTAAATCTAAGTTAAACATTATCCCCTTTCAAAATCACTAATTTCAGCACCACCTCTAAACTTAGAAGCAGCTATTTGTTTCTCTTTCAATATCTTCTCTTGTAACTTTTCAAATATATCAATACTCTTAGGTATCTCATTGGCAGCTTTTATCAAAGCTTGAATGTCACCTAACATAATCTCAACACCAGTAACTATCTGGCCTTGTTTATTAGTTACACCTTGTTTGTATTTCTCTTCATCTAAGTTGTTTTCAATCTCATTAATTAATGTATCTACTATTTTATTAGCTTTATGTAAAGCATTAATAATAGTGCCAACTGTTTTAGATGAAGGAGTTTGATTAAGTTCTTTAAACTTTTCTATGGCTTGTTTAATTTCCTCATCTTGTTGCCAAGTATGATCCTCAAACAAATCATTAGCTAATCTAGTATGTCTTTCTTTAGGTGGATAACTAAAATATGGCCCCTCATCAGAAGCCATATGGAATATATAAGCTAATTCTTTTTTGGCCATTAGCTTTAATCTACCGTCATTATCACCTTTACATTTCTTTATCCTTCTAACAATAGCTTTAAACTCAGGTATTTCTAATACTTCTGGTACTATTTCTAAAGTTAAATCATCATTTACTTTCAGTAATCTCATATGTTCCGTTCTTATATATCAATAGTTGTTCTGTTGTGTAGTGTCTTATTATACCACCTTTACAATGTACAACAGTCCACACATCATTTTCAAGTAATCCACCACTTTCACAGTATAATGCATATCCTTCTTCTTGAAGATGTTTTATTATTACCGGTATTGGTTTTTTAAATTCTAACATTTACTTTTATCATACTGTAACCACAACCCACTTATGCTATCAACTAGCATTTCGTTTAACCACAACTTACCATGACCTGTATAATAAAGTATGCAATGTGTTAGTTCATGATAAAATGTGTGTTCAACTACAGACTCTTTATACTTTCTCCAGCTCTTAGCCGTTTTATATCTATCAGCTATTATTATTTTGTTTTCGTAAGGTAAAAATCTACCCATACATTCTTCTTTATAACAATAATTATTATCTATAACAACTTCAATCTCATGAGATAATATATTAAATTTCTTGGGTATCATCTAATAACTTAGCTAACGTATTTGCAGTTATATCAATAATCATAGTTCTACCATCAAAATATTCTATTATAGAATGCTCATTATTTTCATACCTTTCATATACACTTAGCATTTCTTCAATTAAAACATTCTTATTTATAAACACAGGTCTAAAATAAGAATCATCATCTGGCCTATCAATCTCATTATTAGGGATTCCCAACTCATCTAATACATTTTTATATGCTTGGTCAGTATCAATACTTGTTGTATCTACAACTTTTGATAATACATTTAATTTAATTAATTTCATACTATGTCTTTTCTGTTTCTATCGTTTAATTCTTTTGTATAAGTTGTAGTAGCTATAGAATACCATTTGCCACAATCATTACATTGGCATTTATTCTTTTTGGTACCAACTGCAGTAATCCAATAACCTCTAGAATGAGTATTAGTTGATCCACATTCTGGGCAATCTATTTTGTTACCACCATTAAGTACTCCAAAATGAGTTTTATGTTTAGTGTAATTAATAAGCTTATGATGCACATCTTCAAGTAGTTGCACATCTCTTTTACAATACTCAACCATAGTGTCCATAGCTTTCTTACTATTATTAAGTAAGATTTCTTTCCACAATTTATAATCTGTTTTCAACTTATGGCCAACACCTAAGTAACCACCTATGTAATCTAATTTATTAGAATTAAATAAGAAGTTAGATTTAGCTAACTTTAAAGTATCTACAGTTTTTAATTCTGGAGAACAATCAACACCATGAAATATACATCTGGTTCTAAACCACTTAACATCAAACCTGTCACCATTATGGGCAACTATTTCATCAGCTTGAAGTAATATTTTACTAAATTTTTTAACTAACTCTTTATCATCCCCTTTATTCCACTTCATAGAATTAATTTGGTCATCACCTTCCCATTTGTAACATACACAAATGATAGCTCT